TCAGAAGACATATCGTCTTCGTCTTTAATGGTAGTAACCGTAGTTGTGTCAGTGCCTTTTAAGGAATCAAACGCAAGGGTTCCATTAACATCAATCGTTGTGGCAGCAATCTGAACCTCAGTATCCGCAACAATATCAAGCTGTCCGTCTGCGCTTGAATTGATATAGATTGCCGTATCGCGGAACTGAACTTTGTCAGTGGTGGTCAGTTCAATATTGGTACCGCCCGAGGTATTTCCCGCAACCAACACCTCAGCCAACGTATCAGTCACACCGGGATCAACCCCAGCCATCGCATCGACTACCGCAGCAGTAGCGCCTGCGCCATCCAGATAAACCACGGCAGTCTTGCCTGTTGCAATCGTCACATTTGCGCCAGAGCCTTGAGAGATCGCAATCGACTGAGAACCTGTGGTCGCGTTCTCGATGAACATCACGCGAGAAAGCGTGTTTGGGGCAATTGTAAGAGTTCGAGTCGCAGTCAGACTGACCGCAGAGGTTACCTTGTAATACATTGCTCGCGCTGGGTCTGATACTCCATCGGCAACCGTGGTTGTTGTATCAGCGTCACTGCCAAAAGCTTGTTGAGTTGCATAACCTAACGCCTCGCCAATCAGCTCAAGGTTAGTATTTGTCGTTGTTCCCCAAGTACCGGAGCCTTCCCCGGTTGCAAGTTCTGTCAAGCGTAAATCGTTAACGTAGGTTGCCATTTCAAACCCTCATGCTTATGCTGCATCTCTCCCAGCTACAATAGGTGTATAACCGGGCGTTTGTGTTGTGTCTATATCGCCATATCCCGGCGACTGTGTTGTATCAATCCCCGAATATCCTGCGGATTGACTTGTATCAATCTCTGAATATCCTGCGGATTGACTTGTATCAATATCGTTATAATTCGGGTCTTGGCCCGGTACTATCTCGCCCCATACCAGAGGCTTTCCTAAATCAATTGTAACCGATTGTCCAGTTAAAGAAACCACCGAACCAGCAACAGTTGTCACATCGCCAAGGGCAGAAGTAATCTGCTGGCCGGTCAGGAAAACATTGTTAACCGTCCTGACAGTAGCGGTTCCGAGGGCAGAAGTGATTTGCTGACCGGTAGGGGTGACATTTGCCTCACCGTCTATGGCGAGAGAGCCAAGTCCAGATGTGGTTTGAACGCCGGAAGGCTGAACAATAGCGCGAGCAACGATCTGAATCGAACCGACCGCCGAGGTGATCTGCTGGCCGACAAGGGTGACGTTTGCTTCAGCGTCTACAGTAGGTGTGCCAAGTCCGCTGGTAATACTTTGACCGGTCGGAGTGACATTTGCCTCGGCATCGACCGCTGGCGCACCAAGACCAGAATTAATCTGCAAGCCGGTAAGCTGAACTACCGCTCCAGCAACAACCGTGATAGAACCAACAGCAGAATTTATTTGCTGGCCGGTTACAGGAACATCAATGTAAAGAGGAGTACCCCAAGCACCTAAACCCCAAGTGCCGCGACCCCATCCTTCTTGCATATCAGCCGCCTATCAGTTGGCTCTCGGCATCCCTAAGATGAGCAACCGCAGTTGTCATGATGTCGCGTACAGCGTCCGTCATGAAATCTTGCTCAAGCGAAGCTTCGAGTTTGGCGATGGCCAGTTGTATATCTTGTAAAGCAGTCATAACTACTCCTAAGTGAATGCCCATCTTAATCCTTTATGCTGCGCTTGATAAGCCTTGATATTTTCGATCTAAGATACGCCGAACCTTAGTGCCGTACATCTTTTGGTCTTTATATAAGCTATTGATTTGCTTTGCGATTCTGTTTGGCGCTAGGCCGCGAGAATGAAGGCGGTGAATCGACTTCAACACTTTCTGTTCTTCTGGATGCTCAACCAAGCGCTTTCGAGTCTTGTTGCCAATCTTCACGGGTTCAAGCGTATACCCAAAAGGCGGACTACCGCCAATGAAAAAACCACGCGCCGCCCAATCGACCTTGCCCTCGCCAAAACGATCCTTGATGTTGGCGTGTTCAATCTCGGCAACCGCTGATAATACCATCAGCATGATCTTGTTGGCCATGTCAGACATATCAAACCGAGACTTCAAACCCTTCTCGTCTTCAAACTTAGGGTAAACAATCGGCATATCCCCAAACTGTTCGCAGAAAAACAGGGTGATATTCGTATCCTGAAGAATCGGAATCATCGATAGTAAATCGGAAGTTGATCGAGACAGTCGATCAAGTCGAGTGCAAACGATAACGTCAAACTCGTCCATCACATCAGTCATTTCTCGGGAGCCGGGGCGTTCAAGGATATCCACCGTACCGCTCACACCATCGTCAATAAACCACTCATCGACTGGCCGGTTGTACTTATTCTGAACGAACTCGCTGATCAAAGACTGCTGGGTCTCAATCGAAACGCCAGACTTCGACTGCTCTTTGGTCGATACCCGGCAATAGCCGTAAATCATGTTAATCTGAGTAACAGGTCTTATCACTTGATTCCTCCCTTGTAACCGTAATCCGTCATTTCTTCGTGCAGCCGCTTCCAGTCAATATCGAGCGGCTTTCGGCTAAGGGCGCGGTCAGCAAACATAACGTTACCATCCTTCACTAACTCGACGGCACGATACATCTTGGGTACACCGTCATACACAATCTCTATATCATGAAGCTTGCAAGTGCGGCGGACGCGGTTGTAATACACTTTCTTTTCTTGGGCGCTCATTTTTACTCCTCAGTGAATATGAACGCATTAAAACACATAAAGAGTCTATGTGCAAACAGTTGCACACAAACACGGAACGGAGTACAATCTATGAGCAAGATCATTATTGAGCTTGATAAAGAAGACGCAGAAGTTGTTTTGGAAAACCATGGGCAGATCGTTGATCTGCTCGAAAAGATACTAGCGGAGACCAAGAAGAATGGAAAAATACTTCGAGACAATTGGGCGGGTGATGTTTCACATGAAACATAAACCATTGAGCCAGCAGAAAAAAGCGGTTAAGCAAGCCATGCGTAGAGAGCACAATGCAGGACCAGAATCAAACTACCTATTCAAACTTTGGAGAGAAGAAAATGAAAGACGTGTATGAGCTAGAAGAGTACCACCACGATGGCAATGTCGGCGGTTTCGTTAAAACCAGAAAGTGTGGGGAAGATTTGTTCGAGGAATTAATCGAACCACGCATCAAAAAGCTTGAGGATGATGGAACCTACTTCCATCTGTATCGGGTTTGCGGTGATCTTAGGGAGGTTATTCTCTAAAGATATCGATGCTTCTTAGATAATCAGCAACTCGACCATCTTCGTCCGCTAATTTCTTGACAGCATCGTCTGCGGATCTTAATCCGGCTTTTATTGCCAAAGGCTCGCCCGGTATAGCAAATATATCCAACCCAGCCAGAATTTGGTCCAAAACCCCAATGTCATCCCCGTAACCGCCTTTTATCAAAAGATTTCCTATATCCTCCCCCGGAGCAATTGCCGCAATGTGAGGGGGCAATGCTTCTCGAATATCTTTAATCTTCTGGCCAAGCGCTACCTGATCTATTCCAGTCAACTCGGTAAAGGGCGTTTCGTATGGCGGTTTGACATACTCAATTCTTCCCATTTCAGGAACCGTGTTAATAACTTCTAGCGCGGACGGGCCTATGCCTTCCGGGTAGTAATCAGAAGCAGATTTTGATTTTTTCTTTCTCTTCCTTCCTGAAAATACTTCAGCAGCCTCTTCAAGACCGCCAGCAGCAGCCTCTTCTGGGGTCAAAAGACCGCCAGAAGTAAGTGTGAAAGCCAATGCGCCGGGAGCAAGACCAGAAAGAGAATTAACATCCACGCCCCTTTCTTCAATCCTCCGCAAAATGTTTTCCGTGATCGTTCCGCCGTAAGGCTTCATTTGAAGAGCACGAATCTCTTGTGACGTTGGGTTTGCAGGGTCTTTAACTTTTTTCTGCGCGTCACCAAAACGAGCATCAGGAAGCAGATCGAATATCGTAACCTCGTCAGCGCCTTTCAGCGTTCCTACACCCCCTCCGGGAACTGCGTAAGGGTATGACGGGTGTGTGGAAGGGGTTATATCTTGGTCAGAATAAATCCTTCCTACGTTCTGCAAGCCAGCGTCCCTAGACATCAACTGCGTTGGGTCAGAAGACGCTAGGCGAGCAGCCCCAATGGACAACCCGCCTTTATTTCTAAACTTAACGTCCATCATGTTCATCAGTTCTTTTCTGACAACATCAGGGGTGGATCGCCAGATCTCAACCGCTCTTGGATCGTCAACTCCGGGCCACTCTTTTATCTTCAAACCGGCGTTTTTCCTGACGCCTTTGTCCATAGAACCCTTGGTCCTATATTTCCTGACCGCAGCGTCTAAAGCTTTCTTGGTGGTCTTGTTCATGTTGGAAGAAGCAAAGCCAAGCATTAACTCACCAACCATGTTGGAAAAATCACCGCCAGTAGGGGCCATTCTCCAAGGAATAAATAAAGGATCTTTGCCAGACAGACCTTTAAGCGCTCTAGCCATCTCAAGAATCTTTTCGCTAGGAACCTTAGCTGACGCCCAAACTTGATTGGGGTTTTCAAACATAAAGTCCTGACCACCACGCAAATCTACAGCGCGGTACAAAGGAACGTCATTTATGCCCATAATCATGCCGCCAGCTCTTGTGCGGTCAGACATCGAGGTAACAAAATCTTCGCCCTCAAGATCAGATAAACGAAGAGACGGCTTGATCATCGCCTCGTTTCTGGGCAAGACATCAACCCTGAGAGACTGCAAACCTTCTTGCTCTCGCTTACGGGGATCAAACCGAGGGTCAAATTCCAAGGTTTCCCCTAAAGAACGTATGCCTTGGGTTGCAATATTCTTAACGCCCATGGCCTGCGCTTCCTCGGGGGAAAGCATGGCTGCTGCTCCCAGTCCGGCAGCTCCTCCGCTATTAATTATATTTAATAGAGGAGACCGCCTAAAATCTTCAACATCACGGTCCTGCGCTTCGACCGCTGATTCGTAACTGCTTTTGTATCTAGGCTCGACTGGAATTGCCGGGTCTCTACTGTAAGCCATAAACGAAACGTCAGGCTCTCCGGCGTTAAAGGCTCTAAAGACTGCTTTATTCCAATCCTCTGGAGCTTCCTCATCAAGCCAAGGAATCCTGCCGCTTTCCCTAAATCCCATCGTGGAATAAAGATCTGGGAGAACCGTATCGAAAGCGTCAAGCTTGACACCGCCCTGCTCTACCGCGTGGAGCAAAATGTTTTGAGCGACACCTTTGTGGGTGCCAGATGAGAATGCAGAGACTACATCACCATTTGGCTTCAGGGCATAGCCTGCCGAGCCGTCATCGGTAATAAAAAGGCGCATATCCTTGTATTCTTTTTGAGGATACACATAAACCGAAGCGCCAAACTTATTGGCTTTCTTGGCAGAGGTTATTTGGTCCGAAAAATATTTAGCACCATCAGCGTCAGGGGCTATTTCAATTAGGTCCGGGGCTGCACGTCCAAGTTTCTCAAGGCTTCCAGAGTAGCCTTCGGGCATGCGATACCGTGCAACGCCAGTAACTCCGGATCGGCCTGTCTTTCCGCCAAGCTTTCCGACTGGGAGCTGGTCAAAGACGGGTTCGTCGTATTGGTCTTTTTGTGTTCTAAGATTGTCATATACCCTCGCTATAGTTTCGTCTGCTTGGTTCTTGAATGTGCGACCAGAAGCGCCAGCAAGACTTCCTACTCCTCGGGCCGCATCTTGCCCTTGAGATAAAACTTCGTCAATGATTTTTTTAACAGCGCCAACTGAAGCAGCCTGCGCTTCCTCTGGCGACATGGTGCCACCAATTACCGCTGACGCAAGGGGAATAGAAATTCCGTATTTTTTGCTGATTTCTATGATCCGAGGGTCAAATATAACGTAATTATTAGAGCGCTTGTCCTTCGACTTATGCCGGGTAAAAGCATCAGCATATTTGATCCCCTTAACCCCTAAATCTTCCAGTGCCTCAGCCGCATACTCTTGACCGTCCTGCTCAAGCCAACGAACCAGATCAGCGCCGGTAGGATTCTCGCCCCTAGCGCCTGCAATATCATAAATCCCCTCTTCAGCATACGGCCACCAATCGGCGCTCTTGAGCTTGTCCATGACCTTCTTCGGCTGCTCATCAATCAACTCGTCCCACTCGATAAGCTCGTCAGGGTCGGCGTCGATGTTGACTTTGTACATGCGGCCAGAAACTTCTCCTGACGGTATTACTTTGCCATCTTGAGTAATTAAGTAACCAGATCCGTCTGAAAATTCGTACCTTACGTTTCCATTAACATCCGCTGAGGTTTCCACAGCGTCAT